AATTAATATAAAGCAATAACATGAACAAGCCAATTACAATGCGAGTACGCCAAGCCACTAATGGTAATAAAGGAGTACAAGAGCCATTATTAGATGTAGGTGCCGCCGGAGTAAGAGGTGGTGCAGCGACAAGAAAACAACCTTCGCCATTAAAAGCGAACATGGATCCCCAGCCAAAAGAAGAAACCACTAAGGTGGATGCAACTGAATCAGCCGGCGCTATAGCAACCGGTAATACCGCCAATGTTGCTGACGATAAAAAAGAGCCAGAAACAAAAAAAGATTCTAAAGACAGTGGTTTAGCAGAAGGCGCAGCACAAGTTGCTGGCGAAATTACAAGAGCAACAGACATAAAAACAGAAGATCCTCCAAAATCTGAAAGCAAAAGAAGCGGTAGAACAATCGGCGATGCATTCCAAGATAATATGGTGGCCAGAATAGATAAAGCTGGTGAACTAGGTAGAGCAAGAAGAGAAGCGCGTAGAAATAAAAAAGCAGGTATTAGCGAAAGTGAAGCATCATCTGCATCATCTGCACCAACAGTAGCTGCGACAACCCAAGCGCCTAGTACAAATGAAGTTGATGAGCTTTTAAACGATCTAGACACCAAAGGTAAACTAGGGGCACCTGTTAATATGCGCATGAACGCTAATATTGGTATAAAATCTAAGTCTCCTATGAAAAAAGGATACTTTAAAGGAATGTAATATGCCTTACAAACAACCGGGATCACCATTTGCAAAGCTTCGTAAAACTACTACAGGTAAAGGCCGACACTTCTTAAAAGCAAAAGAAGGTGCTGGTATGACCGCTAAAGGTAGAGCAGCTTACAATAAAGAAACAGGTGGTGATTTAAAAGCTCCACAACCTGGTGGTGGTAAGAGGCGTACTTCTTACTGCGCTAGATCGAAAGGGCAGATGAAGATGCACAACATTGATTGTTCTAAAACTCCTGATAAAAGAATCTGTGCAGCACGCCGCAGATGGAAATGCTAATAAACAAATAAAAAATAATGGGATCATTTATTAATCAACCCGAATTCGGGACTACAGTTACAGTAGTTACACCTAGTGACACTATTAGCGATGCTACTAAACTTAGTGGCGTTGCTTTATACGTAGGAACTGGCGGTGACGTTAACGTAATTATACAAAACAAAACAGCCGCAGCAGGTGGACCTCCAACAGCCGCAGACTCCGTAGTATTTAAAAATGTACCAGCAGGTGGATTTTTACCAATAATTGTAGACTACGTTTTAGCCACCGGCACAGCTGGATCGGATATTTTAACTATCAAGTAAGATGGGTATTGGCAATGCTAATTATGTATATTGGACCGAAGCGGCTAATGTTGGCGCGCCATTTACATTAACTCCGCCTGTAATTAGCGGCACACCAAGTGTTGGTAACACTCTAGCAACAACAACTGGAACCGTATCATCTTCTCCTGTTTCATTTGTTAGTGTTCAATGGATGAAGGATGCTACCGTAATACCTGGAGCCACTAGCGGAACTCTCGCATTGATTACAGAAGATATAGGGGGAATAATTACATGCGTAGTTAGCGCGACAAACGCAGCTGGCAGGATAAATACAACTTCAAATAGTTTAGGCCCTATCATAGCGTAAGCAACTTGTAACGAGTAAATAACGTGTAATAATAACAGTAACAATAATTTAATTTAATAAAATTAACACAAATGGGAAAAGTAAAAGACATTGCTCCGGCAAAAGTAGAAACAATTACAGCGGCAGAGCTGGAAAAATTGCAGACGATGGTTACGACCATGAATCAAACACAAACTACAATTGGCGGCTACGAGGCTCAGAAGCATGAAATGATACACCAGTTAGCTGGTTATAAGAATGAGTTAGCAGAATACCAAAAAGAATTAACCGAAACTTACGGTGATGTTCAGATCGATTTAAAAGACGGTGCTATCTTGCCGGCAGATGCAGGTAATAAGAAAGATTAGTATCGGGAAAGACTATAAAAATGACGCCATGCACTATTCTGTTGGACAGGAAGTGTATGGTGGTCATACTATAGTTAATATACTGGAAGAAGAAACGAAGTATTCCGTGTATATACAAAAGGGAGATATGTTAATGCCTTGGAAAGATTTTAACAAGCATATGGCAATATCAATCGAATACGATCTTAAGTGGTAATATGCAAAGCGTTTACAACTTTATAGTAGCACCTAAAAACGGTAGGTCTACTAGTGAAAAAGACATTAATGGTTCTAAGCTACTGTTAAACACAGAGTTACAAAACCATCAATATACTAGCCGATTAGGTGTAGCTATTAGCGAGCCTAAAATACACGGCACACCTATCAAGCCTGGCGACGAAATAATTGTTCACCATAATGTTTTTAGAAGATTTAGAGATGTTAGAGGTAAAGAAAAAAACAGTAGAGCTTTTTATAAAGAAGACATGTTTTTCGTTAGCACAGATCAGATTTATGCTTACAAGCGCGGAGATGTATGGAAGCCTCTTCCTGAATACTGTTTTATAAAGCCTATACATGAGACTAAGATGTTCTCAAATGAAAAGGAAAGACCTTTAATAGGTATTATAAAATACGCGGGAGAAGGATTTGAAGCCGGCAAGCTGGTTGGGTTTACACCTGGATCAGAATACGAATTTAATATAGAGGGTGAACGATTATATCGCGTTCCCACAAATAAAATTACTGTCGAGTATGAATATCAAGGAGACGAAGAGGAATATAATCCAAGCTGGTCACAGAGCAGTTGAGGAACTCATTAAAGTTGCCAATGAAAAGATAGTTGATTCCGGTGATGATATTACCGCTGATCGACTAAAGAATGCAGCTGCAACTAAAAAGCTCGCGATATTTGACGCTTTTGAAATTCTATCAAGAATTGCAGACGAAGAAAGAATACTAGACAACAAACCTAAAGAAGACGTTAAGGAAGCTTTTAAGGGTTTTGCGGAAAGAAGATCTAAATGATGTACAAACAAAGTTTAGTCAAGTCCGTGCAGCCCGTGAAGCTGACAGCCATACATAGACTGAACAAAACAAAGAAGTGGAAGTATGGTTATAACAAAGAGCATGACATAGTTGTCATTAGTAAGACAGGGCAAATTGGTGAAATAATTGAAGTTCAAGGATTTCAAATAGCTTTACCTCCCGCACCAAAAAGTCTTAAAAAAGAAAATGACAAATGGGTTATTGAAGAATACCCCAAAGAGCTAAAGAATGTTAAAACTATATTTGATTGGAAAACATATCCAGAAGAGTTTCAGTTAAAGTGGGAAGGTTACATAGATGAGGAATTTAAAAGAAGAGAGGAAGGTTTTTGGTTTTATAATAAAGGCGTTCCTACTTACATCTCTGGCACTCACTACATGTACCTGCAGTGGAGCAAAATCGATGTTGGTAACCCAGACTACAGAGAAGCTAATAGACTCTTCTTTTTATTCTGGGAAGCCTGTAAGTCAGATTCAAGATGTTACGGAATGTGCTATCTTAAGAACAGACGGAGTGGATTCTCATTCATGGCATCAGGTGAAACAGTTAACCAAGCTACCATATCAGGAGATGCAAGATTCGGTATCTTATCAAAATCAGGTAGCGATGCTAAAAAAATGTTTACCGACAAGGTTGTACCAATATCTCTTAACTACCCGTTTTTCTTCAAACCTATACAAGATGGTATGGATAGACCGAAGACTGAACTGGCATATAGGGTTCCTGCTTCTAAGCTAACCAGAAAAGGTATACAAGCTAACGAGACAAGAGAAGAGCTTGAGGGTCTTGACACAACTATTGATTGGAAAAACACAGGAGACAACTCTTATGATGGTGAAAAGCTAAAGCTTTTAGTACACGATGAGAGCGGTAAATGGGAAAGACCAGACAATATATTAAACAACTGGCGAGTAACAAAAACTTGTTTACGTTTAGGTAGTCGTGTTATAGGTAAGTGCTTAATGGGTTCTACATCTAATGCGTTAGATAAGGGCGGCGAAAACTTTAAAAAGTTATACGATGACTCCGACGTAACAAAAAGAAACAGCAATGGTCAAACAAAGTCTGGATTGTACAGCTTGTTTATACCAATGGAGTGGAATTACGAAGGTTTTATAGATGAGCATGGGCAACCAGTGTTCATAACGCCGTCAGAAGAAGTTTTAAGCCCGTTTGGTGACACTATTGATGTTGGGGTTATAGATTACTGGAATAACGAGGTTGATGGTCTTAAAGGAGACCAGGATGCTTTGAATGAATATTACAGACAATTCCCTCGTACAACAGAGCACGCATTTAGAGACGAAACAAAAAGTAGCATATTTAATCTCGCTAAAATCTACGAACAGATTGATTATAACGAGGACTTGCGTAATACTAATATTATAACGCAAGGTAATTTTCAATGGTCACTAGGTGTAAAAGACACAAAAGTAGAGTTTATACCTAGTCCACAAGGGCGTTTTAAGGTCTCATGGGTCCCAAACGCTGATGTACAGAACAGACAAACCACTAAGAATGGTATTAAACACCCAGGCAATGAGCATATGGGTGCATTCGGATGTGATAGTTACGATATTTCAGGAACAACAGACGGCAAAGGCTCCAAAGGTGCGCTTCATGGACTGACTAAATTCAGCATGGAAGATGCACCGCCTAGTACATTCTTTTTAGAATATATAGCTAGGCCTCAAACTGCGGAGATATTTTTTGAAGACGTGCTTATGGCATGTGTTTTTTATGGTATGCCAATACTTGCCGAGAATAACAAACCTAGGTTGCTTTATTATTTTAAGCGACGAGGTTATAGAGGTTATTCAATGAATCGTCCTGACAGATTGTGGAATAAACTTTCTGTAACTGAAAAAGAGATAGGTGGAATACCTAACTCTAGTGAAGACATCAAGCAAGCACACGCTGCAGCTATTGAGATGTACATTGATAAGCATGTTGGATTAAGTTCTGAAGGAGTATATGGTAACATGTATTTTAACGCTACTTTAAATGATTGGTCTAAGTTTGATATAAACAATAGAACAAAGTACGATGCTGCTATCAGCTCTGGGCTTGCTGTTATGGCTTGCCACAAAGATATGTATAGACCTCAAGCAACAATACAGAAAACAAAATTAAATCTCAGCATTGCTAGATTCGAGCAACAAGGGGAATTATCGAAAATAATAAAATAACCATATGGCTAACCCAGTTATAAATAGTTTTTTCCCTAGTCAAGTCGCTAGTGACCAAGAAAAGATTTCGCAGGATTACGGACTTCAGGTAGGACGGGCTATTCAAGATGAGTGGTTTAGCAGTAACTCCGGTAACTCAAGATTTCAAAGTAATCAAAATACTTTTCACAATTTAAGATTATACGCAAGAGGAGAACAAAGCATACAAAAATATAAAGATGAAATGTCTATTAACGGCGATTTGTCTTATCTTAATTTAGATTGGAAGCCTGTACCTATATTATCTAAGTTTGTAGATATTGTAGTTAATGGTATAGCCGATAGAGCTTTTGACATTAAAGCTTACTCTCAAGATCCGTATGGTATAAGTAAGCGAACAAAATACATGGATTCAATTATCCGTGATATGCAAACAAAACAGCTTAACGAGTATGCTCAAGAAGCATTTGGCGTTAATCTTTTTGAAAACCAACCAGACAAGTTACCTGATTCACAAGAAGAACTAGAGTTGCATATGCAGCTTAGCTACAAGCAAGGCATTGAGATTGCAGAAGAAATAGCGATCAACACTTTGTTAGACGGTAACAAATATGACCTAACTAAAAAGCGTACTTATTACGATTTAACAACTTTAGGTATTGCCTCGGTTAAAAACAACTTTAGTGAATCCGAAGGTGTTACAGTAGAATATGTCGATCCGGTGAACATGGTATACTCTTATACTGAATCGCCGTATTTTGACGATATATATTATGTAGGCGAAGTTAAATGGGTTCCTTTAAATGAACTTAAAAAACAATTTCCAGATCTTACTAAAGATGAAATGGAAAACATACAATCCACTGGGCAGCAAAGCTACGGAGTGTATGACCAAAGCTTAGGCGCCTACGATCAAAGAGATAACAATACCGTACAAATACTTTACTTTAATTATAAGACCTACATGAATGAGGTTTATAAAGTTAAAGAAACAGCTACAGGTGCTACTAAAGTTATTTTAAGAGATGAT